GAACTCTTCCTGAACGACGATAACTTTCCAATTCCGTATCAGTTGAAGCTTCATATGCCTGAATAATATTGTATGTATCATAAACAGAAGAACTATTGACTAAAGGGGCTATAGGTTTAGGATTTTTAATTCTTTGAGACCATGAAAATTGGTCTTTGGTATCAGCGTTGTATTGTACTAATTTTTTCTTGGCTACCGCGATGACTAACTCTTCTAACTTTTTAAGTTTAAAATTAAGTTTTACGTCACTATAAGTTAGAGCTATAAGTGGTAAAGCTAGTCCTGGGTTTTCATTAAACCAAAATCTAAGGGGAACATACAGAGTTTTTGCTTCTTTCCCATTGTAAGGTAATTCGCTTTTCTGGCTAGTTCCTATAATTTTTTCGAGAGATTTTTTCATATGTTTTTTTTGCGAAAGTTCTCCCCATATATCTAACCAAACTCCATAATGAGTATCTATGATAGCATCTCCTATTTGAAGTTCTATTTTTTCAAGAAGAGCATTTCCCACATTTTCAGTCCAAGCAGCTGAAGTGTAAGATATAGTATCTTCTACTGGCCAGTTGTCTAAATCAGTAGTTCCGAAAGCCCATGTATCAGCTGATTGTACTATTGGTGTTATGACTTGACTCCAAATCCAGTAATCAAATGAAGGGTCAAAGAAATAATCTGTATCAGAAGCATTTGTTTTTGTATAAGGATCTTTTGGGTCACTTGCAAAAAAATCTGTAGTGGTTAATACAGGTAATTTACAAACGAAATATATTTTATTAATTAAGTCTCCTGACCTTTTAAGAGTACAACTAGTTTTACTCCCAAAATCTATAGCATTATCAAAAACTTGTTCAATAGATTCCATAGAAAATGGAGTGTATCTTCTATAAACTGTTTTCCAAAATGTAATTGAAGGTGTCCCTGTTAAATAAAGATCATGTTGACCTTTTGCTGTTAATTCAATCAAGGCTCCTCTTGGCATTCTACAATATAGCAATATTTTTTTAAACGTTTTAAACCTTTTAAGTTTTAAAAAGTGTAAAAAGTTTATAAGATTAATATTAATCCAAATGATCTAGTACGTTTACTTGATCTTCAGAAAGTATGTAGTTTCTAAAAACAAGTGGTGTTATAATTCCAGCCGCTAAAGCTAACAATAAATTTAAATATTGTCTTTTTTTACTAACTTGTACAATTTTTTTCTTTATTTTACCTTTATTAATATTTTTTCTAAATTGTAATTTAAGTTTTCTTTCTTCTTTTTTAAGTTTATCAAGTTCATTTACTATTTTATTTATTTTTTTTTTATCTCTTCTCCCAAAACTCATCTCTCTGATACTAGTATCCATATTATGAAAGACATTGTGTAGAATACATGTATTAATATCATTAATAATGGTAACAATGATCTTAGAACCAACAGTTATCCCAAGATTCTTTAAAAATATACCAAATCCTTTTATTAATTTTTGTTTCTGATAAGTTCTTCCTGTACTTACTTTCCATTTTTCATAATTTTTTTCTTTTCTTGATAATTTTTTAAATTTTTTCCAATCATTTGCTTTTCCAAACGCTGATGGGTCATTCGGATTAACAGTATTTCTACTACGTCTATTAATATTATTCCTATTCGAATTAACATGATTATCGCGAGGGGCACGATAATGTGTGTTTGTAATAATACCATCATTATTCCTTTTAATATATCCTTGGTCCAAACAAAATTTAACATAATTAAAACTCATTCTGTCTTTAATAAATTTGTTAAATATAAAACTACCAATTGTGTTAGTTCCACACTCCTGTTTAACTAAATCTCTATCATTATAATGTGCATGTAATACATCTGGATGTATATTTGTCAATCTATTTTTAATTTTCTTCTTTAATGAATTGATATCACGATTCGTAAAAAGTTTACTGAATTCATTTCCAACATAAGCTGCCAGTAACATATTCCATATAGTATCTACTCTTGTGCCTTTTCCTAAATTTTCTAAAGCTTTTTTTCTTCTATTAATAGTATTTAACTTTTTCCTAGCTATTGACATATAATAGATACCAACATTTTTTAAAAAAAAAAATTAGTATTTATTTTGAAAACACTTAGCATTTTCTTTGAAACAATATTACACTTAAGTACAATGCCATAAAATTAATAGCGAATAGACCTGAACTAGCCATAGAATCATTAATACCCAACTGTACACCCTCATTTTTATTAGTCTTAATTTCTTTTCCTAAAGAATATCCTACAGCGACCAAAGGAGGAAGTAAGGCAGTAGCAATACCAATACCAACCATTGTAATTTTATCTCCCCAATTGAATAGAATACCAGCTGAAGCAGCTATAATAGCACTCGCTAGCAATAAATAAGGATTTTTAACTAAGGTTTTACCTCTACCTTCTACTACGTCTGTTTCTGGCACTTGTTTAGCTAAAAAACCAAACAAAAATCCTACTACAATTGGTACTAAAACCATAGCTGCTAATTTATATTCCATCAACTGTCCTTTAGAACGAATTTTTCCTTTTTTTTTAAATCCTTCTTTTCCAAATTTCATAATAAGACCACCTATGGGTGATATAAGCATACTACCTATAACCGTAGTTTCACTGTTTGTAGTAAAACCCGTAGAACATATGATTGAACCTACTAATAATTGTACATAATATTGTAAAGAACCTGAACTGTTTAGTTTGCAAATATCCATATACTAAACGCCAATATTTTTATTATTATTAATTAGCAAATGCTAAACCTCCCATACCACTAGTAACTCTCAATACATTATAATTCCTAGCGAACACATGAAGAGTCAAACCAACTTCAAGACTATTGTTACCATCCATACCTCCATCTTTACCAGTAGGTGCACTTGGTGGTCCTATAATACTATATGCCATTTCTGAAGAATCAATTCTTGAAAAATTAAGAGTTCCACTTGGTTGATGTTCCTCTGGTTTAATACTGAAACTGTAGTTATAAACATGACCATCAGGAACTTTAGTATGATGTTGATAAGGTTGTACGAGTCTATAATAACTAGATGGACGAGGAGCTAAACGATCATGTCCATTAAGTATGAACTTAGTAGTGTAAGTATTTGCTAACCAATCACTACTTCTACCATTGGCTACAGTTCCTCTTGTACCTTCTGGAGCATCTGCACTGTACAATGTAGGTGCAACGAATGTATCAGTTGATGCGTCACCACTAGGAGTAGCAGAGTAAGTATTGTAACCAAAATTAAACCATCCATTTTTTTCTCCAATTCCTTTGACAGCTCTATAGTTTTCATCTCTAACTACCCAAATAAGTTCTTTTACTGGGTGATTGTAACCTAAATCGTAAGTATGGTTAGATATATCGTTAACAAAAGGAATTTCTTCAGTTGCTGTAAATTGTAGTTGGTCAATGAGATATTCGTGATTTCTTTGAGCAAAGCGTCTTCTTTCGTCCGTGTCAAGATATACGTAATCGACCCATAGTTGACAATTAGAAAGTTTTGCTTCTCTTTCATCTCCAGGAACTATATTAACATATGTTGAAGGATCTATTTTATTTTTTGCATTTTGATGTTGAATTCTTATACCTTGAGCATTGCCTATACTAGTTGTGTTCCCCTTATTGTATACAATAATAGCAAGACTATCAAAATCTTTTAATTTAAGACTAATATTTACGTCATGATATTGTAAAGCAATTAAGGGTATCGCTAGTCCTGGGTTACGATTAAACCAGAATTGAAGTGGTATGTGTAAAGTTCTTTTTTCAATAGCATTGAAAGGTAACTCTTCTCTTTTTGCTTCTCCTATCATTTTATCATAACCATATTCTTTTTCAGCAGTTTGTGTAAGGTCATTCCAAATTTCTAACCATAATCCATAATGTTTATCAATTTCTTGTCCTCCGATACTAACTGTTACTTCATCTATTAATGCATGTCCAACATGTTCAGTCCAAGCAGCTGAATAATCAGGTTGATTGTTAGTACCTGAACGACTTTGCATTCCAGCTGTAAGATTTGTATAATTAAATGTTAATCTTACTGTTCCACTTTTAGTTCCTGTTGCTGATCCTGAAACTTGCACGGCTAGTGCTGGCAAATCTGCAACAAGATACATTTTACCAATAAGGTCTCCTTTACGAGCTATATTACATTCAACTTTACTTCCAAAATCTGCAACACCTGAAAAGGTTTGTTCGATTGATTCCATAGAAAAATTAGTACATCTTCTGTATACTATTTTCCAGAATGTGATTTGAGGATTACCTGTTAAATAAACATCTTGAGCTCCGTAAGCGATTAATTGTATTAGACCACCACCCATACTTTACTTAAAAGAATGAAAAAAAAACCATTTTTTTTAACGTATTAATTAGCAAAAGCTAAACCTCCCATCCCTCCAGTTACTCTGAAAATATTATAATTTGTAAGGAATACTGCTAATTTTAAAGACCTTGTTATTCCTGTATTTTTACTAAGATACATTTGTAATTGAGCTTCATCTAATTTTGAAAAATTACAAGAACCACTCGGTTGATGCTCTTCAGGATTCAAACAAAAACTATAAACATAAATAGGAGAATCTGGTACATGAGTATGATGTTGTAAAGGTTGTGTATAATGAAAGTATTCACTTCCCCTAGGCGCTATCCTATTCTGTCCATTAATTTGTATTCCGTTCTTGTCTTCTCTACTAATCCAATCATGTTCTTTACCGTCTGTATTTGTTCCACATGTACCTAAAGGCATATCCGCGCTACTTATAGCATTAATAGTAATACTATTTGCATTGTCTCCTAAGAATCTTACGATATCGTCTTTGTTGTGTCCAAAATTAAACCAAGCATTTTTTGACATATCGTAAATACCATTAGATTTCTGAGGGCATTTTGAAACAGGGTCTTGTAAACACCAAATTATTTCTTTTACTGGATGATTGTATCTTAACTTCAAAAAATTACCAATTTCATTAGCAGCTTCTAATTGTAAAGTATCTTCCATTCCTTTATATTGAAGTTGTTCAATAAGATATTCGTGTTCATTCATAGCAAAATTTCTTCTTTCTGGAGTGTCAAGATAAATATAATCTACCCATAATTTAAGATCTTGCATCTTTGGGACAAAATTTCCTACAACACTAGGTCTGTGGTTTTCTTTAAATTGAGCTCTTAACCCTTGAACATAGTTAAGATCTATCCTGTTTGAAATCTTATTACCTGTATCCGAACGATTAATAACTACAATAGGTAAAGTGGTAAATTCTCTAAATTTAACATTAATTTTAATTTCGTGATACTGTAATGCAACTAATGGTAAAGCTAAGCCGGGATTACGATTAAACCAAAATTGTAATGGTATTTGTAATTTCCTTTTAGTAACAGCTCCATAAGGGAGTTCTTTTCTATTTTTATAACCTATCATGTTATCGTAACCCTTTTGTTTACTTTCAGGAACAGTAAGTTCGTTCCATATTTCCATCCAAAGTCCATAATGTCTATCGATAAGTTGTCCTCCTATTAAGATACCTACTTCATCGATAAGTGCGTGTCCAACATGCTCAGTCCATGCAGCTGTAAAATAAGTTTTACCGTTGCCGTCATTAATATTAGCCAAACCGTCTGCTAATTTGGTGTGGTCAAATGTTAATACCACTAAGTCATTACTACTAGTATTTCCGTTGAGAGTAAGAGCCGGTAATGTTAAAGTAAGATACATTTTATTGATTAAGTCACCATCCCTAGTAAGAACAAAATTAGTTTCGTTTCCATACTCTGGTGTTATTCTATAATCTTGAACAATAGATTCAATAGCGAAATTAGTACATCTTCTGTACACTGATTTCCAAAAAGTTATTTCTGGTTTACTTGTTAAGTATATATCTTGCTTTCCATAAGCAACCAATTGCATCATACCGCCACCCATTTAGTAATAGTAAACAAAAAAAATAAAAATCTTCTGCGAGAAATATTATTTCCTATAGAAAATTTTTAATTATGAAATTAATTAGAATATGCTAAACCTCCCATACCACTCATAACCCTAAGTACATTGTAGTTAGTTGCAAACATCATCAAGTTAAGAGTTGGCGTATAACTTTCGT